TTCGAACTCTATGATTTTCAAGAGAAATTTGTCAATACCATTCATTCCAACCGCTTTACCATATCAAAATTCCCTCGTCAGAGCGGAAAGTCCACCACAGTTATTGCCTATATCCTCCATACTGTTCTCTTCAATCCCAATCAGAATGTTGCTATTCTTGCAAATAAATTGGCTACTGCCCGTGAACTCCTGCATCGTCTAAAGTTGGCATATGAATATCTTCCCAAGTGGATTCAGCAGGGTGTCCTAAGTTGGAATAAAGGTTCCATTGAGTTGGAAAATGGCTCCAAGATTCTTGCTGCTGCCACATCGTCTTCTGCTGTGCGTGGTAACTCGTTCAATCTCATCCTGCTTGACGAGTTTGCCTATGTTCCATTCAATATAGCAGATGAGTTCTTCTCATCGGTATATCCGACCATTTCATCTGGTAAGAATACCAAAGTCATCATCGTGTCCACCCCCAAAGGTATGAATATGTACTACAAGTTGTGGATGGATGCCGTAAATAAGAGGAATGAGTATGTTCCCGTAGAGGTATTTTGGGATGAGGTTCCTGGGCGTGATGAGGCATGGAAGCAACAGACCATCAAGAATACCTCGGAAGAGCAGTTTCGTACAGAATTCGAATGCGATTTCGTCGGCTCCGTCCATACCTTGATCTCCCCCCGTAAACTCAAAACTCTTACCTTTGTCAATCCTATTTATAAAAATGATGATGGTTTCAAGGTTTATGAAAAACCTAAGAAAGATCATAATTATATTATGATTGTCGATACTTCCCGTGGTACAGGTAATGATTATCATGCCTTTACCGTGATTGATATGACCAATGCTCCGTATAAAATAGTGGCAACATTTCGTAATAATATAATACCTCCTGCAATGTATCCCACAGCCATTATTACTGCTGCTCGACAGTTCAATGGTGCAATGGTCTTGGTTGAATTGAATGATATCGGGGGTCAAGTGGCTGATATTATTCACGAAGAATTTGAATATGAAGGCTTGATGAGTACCTCGGTCAAAGGACGCAAGGGACAGGTCTTGGACGGTGGTTTCAATGCCCAAAATCAACAAAGAGGCGTAAAGACAACCGAAGTAGTCAAGCGTGTGGGTTGCACCACACTCAAGGGACTCATAGAACAAGAAAAATTGATAATCGAAGATTATGATTTAGTCAAAGAACTGTTTTCATTCGTATCAAAAAAGAATACATATGAAGCAGAAGTGGGACATCACGATGATTTAGTTATGACTTTGGTACTTTTTGCTTGGTTGACCACCCAATTATACTTCAAAGACATAATGGGATCTAATCCGTCTTTTGAGATGTATGCAAATCAAATGAAGGCTCTTGAAGAAGAAATGTTCTTTGGCTTCATAGACGATGGAGTGTCTGATCCTTTTGAAGAAAATGGTGAATGGAAAACTGCATAAATAGAACTTTTCTGTTTTATACATACCTTCAGAACTGAATCTTAGATTTCGCCAAAAAGGAGAGAACACATGGCATTCCAAATCAGCCCAGGTATCAACATTACGGAAATTGACCGTACAGGTGTGGTCAATCAGGTTATATCCAACACATCTGCTGCTTATGCAGGAAACTTCAAATGGGGCCCAGTCAATCAAATCCAAACTGTCAGCACTGAAAATGAATTCGCTGCCAAGTACGGAACCCCCGATGACACAAACTACCTAGACTTCTTTACTGTAGCCAACTTCGTTGGTTACGGTGCTCGTCTACAGGTCATTCGTACAGCCGATAGTGCAACTTCCAAGGCTGCAACCCGTGCAGGAGGTCTTCTTGCTTCTACATTCTGGAACGCAGACCTTGCAGACAAGTTCACCAACTACGGCGTATCCGCTGGTGCTGGTGTAACAGGTCTTGCAATCGCCCGTTATCCTGGAGTATTGGGTAATAATATTCAGATATCTTATTGCGACAATGTTGCCCGTGGAACCACATTCACTGGTATCGGTAGCGGAGCAGGTGCAAGTGGAATCACATTCTCCATCGGCGCAGGATTGACCAACTCTGGATGGAACCTTCTTGAATTCGGATTCACAGGTGCTAACGGAACATCAAATCTTGCAAAGATCGCTGTCGGTGACTTCCTCAAGTTTGCAGATTCTGCAAAGTCTTACGAAGTTGTTGCCAAGAATACCTCTTCTCCAACAACTGTAACTCTTCGTGTCATTGGTTCCACAGCCGATGCACAATCTGCACTTGTTGGTCAGACACAAGCCACAGCAGTATGGGCATACGCAAAATACCTCAACCAAACCCTCTCAACATCGACAACAACCAAGGTCAAGGGTTACACCGATGACGAAGTTGCAATGGCAGTCGTTGACGAAGACGGCTTGATCTCTGGTACAAAGGGTGGAGTTCTCGAAACATTCGTTGGTTCCAAGGCTCTCAACGGCACAAACCTCGACGGTACGAACTCCTACTATGCTCGTAAGTTGAACAACTCCAAGTATGTCTTCTGGGTATCTCACCCCGATAACAACGGTGCTGCCGCTGCTAATAAGGAACTTGAACCACAAACAGCCACAACAGGCTTGGCATGGGGTTCATCGCTCGGAGTCGTCGGAACTACCGCTGCATTCCAAAAACTCGCTGCCAATGTTTACGGATCTCTCGCAGGAGGAACCGATCCAGTTCCATCGCTCACAGACACCTTCACTGCATACGATCTCTTCAAGGATGGTGAGAACACCGAAGCAAATCTCTTGCTCCAAGGTGGTCAGAACACTGAAGTTGCCAAGTATCTCATCGAATTGGCAAAGACACGCAAGGATGCCATCGTCTTCTGCTCTCCAACTCCATTGACTTTGGTCAAGGATCAGACAGTTGGCGTTGCATACGATAACATCATTGATTGGCGTGTAAACACACTTGCAGCCGATACATCCTACGCCGTCATCGACAGCGGTTGGAAGTATCAGTATGACAAGTACAACGATACCTACCGTTGGATTCCCCTGAACCCAGATATCGCAGGACTTTGCGCTCGTACAGACAGCACAAACAATCCTTGGTTCTCACCAGCAGGCTACAACCGTGGTATCATCCGCAACTGTGTCAAGTTGGCATTCAATCCATCCAAGACATATCGTGACGGATTGGTGACATATCAGATCAATCCCGTCGTAACTCAAGCAGGTTCCGGAACATTGCTCCTTGGCGATAAGACTGCTCTTACCAAGCCAAGTGCATTCGACCGCCTCAGTATCCGCCGTCTCTTCATCGCTATGGAAAAGGCTGTTGCTACGGCTGCGAAGTTCCAACTCTTCGAATTCAATGACGAGTTCTCCCGTGCAAACTTCATCGGACTCATCGAACCATTCCTTCGTGAAGTTCAAGGAAGCAAGGGAATCTCTGAGTATAAGATCATCTGCGACGAAAGCAACAACACCGCCGAAACCATCGCCAAGAATCAGTTCAATGCTGACATCTTCGTGAAGGCAAACCAAACGGTCAACTATGTCCAGTTGAACTTCATTGCATCGAACAGCCAAGCCAACTTCAACGAAGTCGGCGCAGTAGTAACAATCTAATCTCACCGAAGAACTCTAAAAGAGGAGTAAAATCACATGGCAGAATCACTAACAAATTTCATCTCAGGATTCAAGAATCCTGCGAAAACAAATATGTACAAACTCGTCTTCAGAGGCGAGAACGGTGCAGTAATTCCAACAGGACTCGATATTCGTGCAAAAGGCGCACAGTTGCCAACAGCCGATGTCGGTATCTTGGAAATCCCATACAAGGGTCGTAAGGTAAAGATTCCCGCAGAGCGTTCATTCTCTGAATGGACAGTAACTGTGATGGAAACAAATGATATGAATGTCCGCCGCTCATTCGAGAAGTGGATGTCCGTAATGGATGCAGAAGATCAAATCAAGCGTAACACGGCAGCACTCGCCACGATTGATGTTGTTCTTCTCAAGGGAGACAATGCAACCCCATCCATCACCTATACCTTGTACGGAGCATTCCCAAGCAGTCTCGCATCAGTCGATCTCTCGTTCGATGAGCAGACAGCCCCATTGGAGTATTCAGTAACATTCCAATATTCATACCACAAGGTGGTATAATACTCGGAAGACAAGTAAAAAGAAACATAAATACTGGTGCTAACCACACCAGTATTTGTGTATTTATAGACACAGACAAAAAGGAGAGAAAATGGCTATCAAAGCAGCAAAAAGCATATCAGAGGTTGCGTCAACTGTCAAGAAAGGTATGGCTTATACCAATCTTTTCAAGATAACAATGCCATCAATTGGATCAGGTGACCTTTCTGGATTGCTTGAATTTAGAGCAAAAGGATCACAGGTTCCATCATCGGAATTGGGTGTAATGGAAGTTCCCTACCGTGGTAGAAAACTTAAGGTTCCTTCGCAAAGATCATTCAGTGAATGGACAGTAACTGTGATGGAAACTTCGGGAATGGAACTCCGTTCTGTGTTTGAAAAATGGATGAATTTGCTTGATGGTTCGTCTACTGGTGTTCGTGATCCTTCTCAATTGACTAATATAACAGTTGCTGTTCAAAAAGGAGATCAGAGCGATGCTATTGCGTTCACACTCTATGGTGCATTTCCATCGGCTATTGGTCAAATTGATCTTTCCTTTGATGAACAGAC